GATTAAAGAAGGACAATTTACAGTAATTGATGGTAAAACTTATCAAGTGATGCGTATTGAAGAACAAACTGCACACCTTCAGAATGTCGAAACGTATAAAGGGCGACCGCGTAAGATGTTGGCGAGGTTGGTCCCTTATTTCGCTGAAGACGGAAACCTTATTGTGCCTGAGCCTGTGACCGAAACTGCGATTCCAACGCGAAAACTGACTTCTAAAGTCAACATTAGAAAGATTATTGCAGAAAATACTGAGATGCAAGTTTCAAAGAATGCAATTATGTGGCTACATGAACAGTTAGAAGGAATTTGTGAAGCCCTAATCAGTCAAGCAGAATTGAAAGCCGAGTTCCATAATCACAAAAGAATTGAACCGAGACATATTCAACATGTCCCAATCCCTGAAAGCGCACCAGATTATGTATATCTGAGTCATGATGATTATGTTAAGGATGGAATCTGATGTATTCGGAACCCTTAGTTACTGAATGGCTAGAGAAATATGATAACGTAACGTCTTTTTCTTTTATGGTATTCTTTAAACTAACAGAAGAAGAAATGATGTTACTTTCTAAGGGTTTAACAGTTAGACTATTGTTCCTAAGTAAGAATGGTGAATTTGCATTAGTGCATGATGAAGTGGATGAAGAATTAGCAAAGGCATTAGGGACATATCAAGGAATCAATCTATGCTTTATTTTTCCCGGAGACTATTCAGACTTAGAAGAAATGGTTAGAAGCACGGTGTTAGAAGGACTTGAATTCTTAAGATTAAAAGGTGAATATCTTGGAATGGCAAAGGTGAAAGACAATGTTTAGTAAAGAAAATCTGGAAGGTATCTTTCTTAGTTTGGCTAAGACAGAAGTTTCAATCGAGAGGGTTGATTCATCCAATATTGGTTACAGAGTTAGACTAAGAGTAAATCTTCGTTCTGATTCTGAAAGATTTTTACTAGGTATAAAAAGAAGTCTTCTTCAACATGATATTGATTCCGTGTATAAACAAAGTGAACATAAGACTAGACCAAGACCAATCTTAAGAATCGGTGGGATTAAGAATCTCTATAAACTGTGTGAAATTGTTTCACCAGATTTACCGGATTCAAAGCACGAATGGGAACCATTTAGAGAAGCAGTATCTTTAGTTTCAAATGGTCAGCATCTTAAATTAGAAGGAATCGAAGAATTATTTAGAATTAAAATGGGAGAGAATTGGAATGGGGCTGACTAATACAAAAACAATACGACCAATCTTAATTACCGGCAAACCCGGATATGGAAAAAGTATGAAGGCTAAAACCTTCTGCGAGAATCCAATGTTGATGTTCGCTAACGAAGTGGACACAACAGATATTGGTTCTCATCCGAAAGAGGATGGAATCATTATTGAAGATGTTCATCATAAGCCAAACAAGGATGACATTTTACATATCCTTCGAAACTATCGAGGACAGGTAGTATTAACTTCAATTAATGAAAAATCTGTTCCTAAGGAAATTAAAGATATGTGTCAGATTAAAAGAGCAGGACGAACGAATCACTTAGCCAATCAGATTCTTTCTATTGCTCCAAACTCTGAAGAACCTGTTAAGAGCGACATGGATGTTTTTAGTCTATGTATGGAGTTCTTAAAGAGTCGAGATAGAGATGAAGTAATGCATAAACTCAAATTTAATGCTCATTCAGATACTCAAATACTTTCTTGGTTGAGCCAAAACATGCATCCAAATAGACTTATCTTTGTGGATGGCTACGTTAAACGTAGGTGGTCAAGCGATTACTTCTGGGAAATGCTTGCATATTCTCACGAAGGAGGACACGTTGGAAGAATGAACTTTCCGAAAAGGTTCAACTATTCTAAGATTCCTTACATCTGTAGAAAATTAGGAGTAAGGGATGAAAGGGTTCTAAGACAGTTACTCAAAGACGAAGACTTCAAAAATTGGGCGAAGTCGAAACTAAACAATTCAGAATGTCGTATGCTGAAGATTGGAGAAAAGAAGCGACGAAAGAAGACGGACCCTGTTCGTTATGATACAGGGACGCTAGATAAATTTATGTGATTATTATGCAAATTAAAAAACATCAGAAACGAAATAAAATGATTGTTGACGGTTGTGTGGAAATTATCTTAGAAGAAGGTAGGCCACTTCCAACTTCAACTTTAACAACTATGCTGAGATTTAAGATGCCTAAGGGTTGGCTACCAAAGTCAACGCGGGTAACTTCAAATGTTCTAGCAAAATGCGACTATGAAAAGAAACTCAGGTGTGTTCCTGAAGATATTAATAGACCGAAGAACAGAAGGTTTCTTTGGACTGTGAGAGATGAATGGAGGGATTCAATTGAAAATTAAGGTTAAAGAAAACCTATTTGGAAAAATTACGGTTAAGATGGAAGGGACTTGGGAAGAGTTTGCTCCCTTTATTCTTAAACCCCCAACTAAGGCTATTTATAAGAAAAACCCAAAAACTTTTAAAGATCAAATGGATAGAGGGATGACATTAGTTCAATTTATGAGAACAGTAAATCATAAAAATGTTTTTATTTCAAAGAAAGAATTTATTGAAAACTATCAAAAAATACATAATGTCTCACTTGCCTCTACTTATGAGCGATTTCGTAAAGTTCAAACAAACTTTGATTCAAGAAAAGAAGGGCGCTCGGTATTTATTAAATTGAGGGATTAAAATGCTATGGACAGAAAAATATAGACCAAACAATCTAAACGATATTGTCGGACAGGAACACTTCACAATGGATGCTAAGTCTTGGGTGGAAGAACGTAATATGCCTAATGTATTATTGTTCGGTAATCCCGGAAATGGTAAAACTGCGGCAGGAATCGCTTTAGCAAAGACAATGCTTGGCGATGCTTTTCGAGATAACTTCATTGAAGTGAATGCGTCTGATGACCGACGGCTAGAAACCGTAAGGACCACTATTAAATCTGTGGCGCAAAGTGGAACTATTGGCGATGTTCCTTTCCGTATCATGTTACTTGATGAAATGGATGGGATGACTTCGGATGCACAGAACGCTCTTAAGCGAATCATGGAAAGATATTCTTCGAATATTCGTTTCATTATTACCTGTAACGATAGAAATAAAATTATCTTTGCACTTCAAAGTAGGTGTGCAAATTACAGGTTCAATCCTTTGAGCCACGAAGTAATTCTTGAAGTTCTTCAAACTATTCTGAAGAAAGAGGAAGTCGAGCGTTTTAGCGAAGATGAATTGTCGTCCTTTATAGCCGGTGGCTCCTTGGACTTAAGGAGGGCGATTACTGAAGTCCAAGCGGCTAAGGCAAGTAATACCTCACTTCAAAAGCAAATTGAAATTGGTCTAGAAGAATATTCTGAAGGACTCGAATTACTATTAACAAATAAAAATTCCGCCCTTCTGCACTTGCAGAAATTGTTAGTCCAAGGTAGGTCAATCAAAGAAATTTGCATCGGCTTACACGACGCAGTAATCAACAACAAAACTCTTGAACCAAAAATCAAGTTTAAGTTCCTAAGAGCAATTGGCGAAGCAGAATGGCGGTCCACAACTATGACTCCGAAGGTATTACTTTCGTGGATGGTTGGACAAGTATAAAACAAAAAAATTACCTAAAGGTGAATAAAATGAATGAAAAAACTAAAAAAGAAATCGCAGATTCCCTGCAATACATTGGGATGACGCAAGAAGAAGCAGAACAAAAATATGAGAACATCTGTAACGAAAATGGTTACGAATTGACCGACCCTCTGGGTTTGGCTCTTTATCGCAGTTTCGTTATGCAACACCGACGTTCTCAGAAGCGACCAAGTAATTCTGGCGGGGATTCTCTCGTTAAGAAGTGTTTTGGTTTCTTCGTAGGTCTTGAAGCACCACGCGATACTCTCGCTTGGAAGCGCCGAAAGGCTAAGGAAGAATATAACCGCGATGTGGACAATGCTCTAGAAAAGGGTATTGTTGCAGTTGCGACTCAAAACGCACTTGGAAAGTGGACCGTTTCGGCATATCGAAAGGGTGAATATCAGGAGAAGGTTATGACTAATCTTCCTCCCGGCGCAGAAGAAGGAAATGATGGACAATACTACATTCCTCTTGATGATACCGAGCGATACATGAATGGTGCTGAAAACAAGAATTTCGGTAAGCCTCTTGCTCCTGAAGAATACCGTCGTCAAGGAATCTTTTATGGTTCTGTTGATGGTGGCGAGATGGAAATCCGTCCATTCTCGTATAAGCGAAATCCATGCTTGGAGTTTGCACCAAATACGTTTGAATGGGTTCACTTCCTCGCTATCCCAAATGAGAACGGCAATCTTTACGGAATGACCGATACGACTCTAAACAGTCTTATCTTGAACAGTTCGTTATCTCCTGATAACTCTGATTACCGCGACATGTCTAACTTTAACGTCGAAGATTTCCTCGTTGATTCTTTGAAGGACAATGTTGTTTCTCTTGTGGACCTTGACCGAAAGCACATGGAAAATCTGCAAAGGCCATATAATCAACGCTTTATCGTGACTGATGGCGTGGTCTGTAACATGAATATGACTCCGACTTCCAACGGAAACCGGATTCTAAACATTACCGACCTTAACGCTGAGTTTGATTACGAAGGTAATGGCGTAGTTACCTGTTGGATTCCAGAACACATGGAAATTGATTTCGGTATCGGTTCATCCGTTATTGTTATCGGTAATACTTCGCAACGAACCGTTGATGGCGAAACCGAACCTGCAACCATCAATGCTTCTGGCCTTTATGTAATTGAGCGTAAGGGTTCAGTCGTTGAGGCTTCTCCTGTTGTGGAAGAAGCCTACGATTGGTTCTGATTTAAACTACCGTGTAAGCGTGGCGGTTGAATGACGCTCAATAGGGTGCAAAGCCCTCCCTTTGGGGGAAAATAAAATGATTAAAGAAAATAGATATTTTTTACATCCGAACAATTTTGTTGTTGACTTATTTAATGTTGACTTCATCACGTTCAGAGAAAACGAAAAGAAAACAGGCGAATATTGGATTAAGTTTCATATTGGCTCAAAAGAATGCAGATATAAAGCAGACGGACAGAAAGAAGTCGCAGAAATCCTCAATATTTGGGGAGATATCCACGGCAAGAATTTAAATGTCGAAGAATTTGAAATTGGTGGTAGTCATGGGACTTTCTGAAAGAAAAAACACAGAAGCAGCAACGGGATCATTTAAAGATAGACTTGAAGCACATAAAGCAAAACAGATGCAGGATAAGAAGTCCCGTATGGTTTTGGGTATTTGGGGAGAACCAAAGACAGGAAAGACAGGTATTGCTCTCGATTTTCCTGACCGTCCAATTTATGTTTTAGATTGGGACATGGGTGTTCAGTCCACTTGGATTGAACATCACGATGCAACGGATAGAATTACCGTGTATTGTCCTATTGAAAAGACTAAAGAAAATGTAACCGACATTAATCTTTCTGAAAAGAACTCTCATGACTTTATCAAGTATGTTCGTGAGAAGATTGATGAAGGAGAAAAACCAATCTTTGTTATTGATGGCGTGGACTCTTGGTTTGAAGCCTGTATTTTGAAGGTCAATCCTAACCCTACTGTGGTCACAAAGATTATGCCTTTCCAATATGGTGCGCGAAACAAGACCTTCGAGCATTTGATGATGGCTATTTATCATCTTCCGTGTGATGTAATTTTCATCACGCACGAATCAGAAAAATATGTGGATAACTCACCCGTTGGTGTGCAACCAAAATGGCGTGATTGGGGCGGAAAACTTGAGCAAGAGATTCATTGTTACCGTAAGAAGGTAAAGGGTGAAATTCATTATATTGCTGAGTTGGTTGGAAGTCGAACCAACGGTAATCTTGTTGGGACGCAATTTACTACGAGACAAGGAACACCACCAAATATTATTTGGAACGGCATTCCTGAACTCCAACAAAATAGAATTTGAGGGATAACATGAAATTGAATGTTAATGCTAATGAATTAAAGGACGCTTTAGAAAATCTTCAGGTAAAGGGCAAGTATAATTCCAGAGGTGGATTAAAGTCTGGTAGTCTTGAAGATATTTTCTATATGTCTGCAAAAGATGGGAAGATTAACCTTTGGTCTGGTAACAATACATTTATTGTGAACATCAGTCTTGAAGCCGAAGTGGAATCATCCGGTGGCTATATTGGAAAGTCAGATGGCTTCATCTCTTTCCTAAAGCGTTTTGATGGTGATGTAAGGCTTGAGTTTGATGACTACATGATTATCAAAAGCGAAGGTCGTCAAGCATCACTACCTAGAATTACTGAATGGCCTCAGATGAATGCAATTACTCGAATGGGTGAAAGGCTATCTGATATTCCATATGCCTTAGACCCAGAAAAACTTCCGTCATTTGGTAAGGCAAACTTTGAAGGAGCCTTTGTGCTGACTTCAAATCAATTTAGTGACGTAATTACTTCGTGTGAACTAGTTAAAGAGGGAATCTATAAGATTGAGTTTAAGAAAGACTCTCTCGTATTCTCTTCTCAAATGTCCACAGAATCGAAGTTTTCACAAACTGTGGAACCTGCATTTAGAACAGGCGACCCTGCCACTTTGGAGTATAGTGGTCCACTCCATAAGTTTTTCAAGAAAGACCAATTACTGACTTTTTATGTGCTAGACGATGCACCCTTGGTTATCATCGCTGATGACCGAAGGCTCGTTAAGGCTCCACATCAAGGTGTTTAAATGATTATCTGTAAAGCAGCAACAGGAAGACACATCTATAAATCATGGAGAGAAAACGGTGAAAAGAAGACTGAGTTAGTCGAATTTAGCCCATATTTCTATGTTGAAGATGCTCATCCTGAACCGAGGGAATATAAGATATCTAGGACTCTATCGCGTGAGTTTGAGTTTCAAAAGACTGA